AAAAAAGCAAATTACCTATTGAAATTGAAAAATTTAGACCTGGCAAATTTATAAACGATAATTTTTTAAATGATGCTGCAAACTATAAGGCAAAAACAAATGTTGGTGAATTTGTTGGTACAATGGGTGAATATGTGCCATATGGATTACTTGCTAAAACACCAAAAGCTAAAACAGTTTTAATGAGTACTGGTGGAGCAAGTGGTTTGATAGATGAAACTGCTACACAAACCTTGCAAAGTGAGAACATTGGTACTGGTGTTGGTGTTGTAAGTAATGTTATTTTAGATGTGCTTGCACTAAGAAAAGGTAATTTAGCTGGTGTAATTGAAAATGTTATACCAGATCAAAAGACAATAAATAACGCAAAAAAAATACAAAAAGATGCTAGAAAATATGGTCTTGATATTACTACTGGTGAAGCAACAGAATCTGCGTCTATATTAAAATTAGAGGGTTCAACTAATGCAAATATTATTGGTAATAAAGTATTAGACGCACATTGGAAAAACAGACCACAACAATTAAAAAATTATATTACTAACTGGGGTAAAGCCAATGGCTTATTGCCTGACTCTGGTATGATTACAAGTAGTAGTATTAATGAACAAATAAAAAAAGTTGCTTTACAATTAGACCAACAAAGATCAAAAATGTGGCTTAAATCTGGTGGTGAAAAATTTAATAAAAGCTTCTTTGACTCAAAATCTGTAGATAATGTAAAAATAGCCTTATTAGAAGTTGCTGAAAAAGCACCTGATGATATTGCAAAATATTTAACAAGACAAGCTAACGCTATTGGAAAATCAAATGGTAAAGGCTCTGTGATAAATAAAATTTACCAAGATATAAGAGATGGTGGTATTCAATCAGCTAAAAACGAAAACTTTACTTCTGCAAAAAGTTATGAAGAAGCTAAAAATGTTTTAAAAGAATTATTAAAAACTAATAAAGATTGGGTAAAAGCTAATAATAAATACAAAGTATTTTCTGAAACTTTTGAAAAACCTTTAAGTAAAGGATCTGTAACAGAGTTGTTTAATGATCTTAAAAAAGGTAAGTGGATTGAAAGTGCTAAGACAAATGCAAATATTTATAAATATATTACATCACCAAATGTAAGATCAACAGATATACAAAAGTTAGCTACAGCTGTAAATAAAAGTGGTGTTAAGGGAGCTTGGGAAAATATAGCAAGTGATTTCTTTAACAATGCTTTTAACAAAGCTGCTATAGATAATATGAATAGAGGTCTAAATACTGGTACTAATTTTTATAATGCAATATTAAAAACACCTAGAAACAAAGAAAACTTTACTGAGGTAATGTAT